CAAAGGCGGGCTCAGGGCATTATCAGCACTGGACGAAATACGGGCATTCGGGGATCGGATCAAAGTAGGCGCCACGCTTACGTTCATGGACCCGGAAAGGTCGGCCGCGGTGGAGCCCGGCGCCGCCCTGCCTGCAGACCGTCTTAAGATGCTTGAGGCTTTCCACGCACTCGGTATCAAGACCTGGGTATCCATTGAGCCGGTCCTGGATCCGGAGCAATCCCTGGCATGTATCCGGCAGTCTTTGGCGGTTACCGACCATTTTAAGATTGGGGTTTTGAATCATACAAAAAACGAAACGAACTGGCCCAAATTTTTAGCAGATTCGGTCAATACTCTCCGAGCGGCCGGCAAACTGTTTTATATCAAGCACGATTTACGCGCCTTTGAAAAGGATTCCGGCGTTGTTTTGACGGAAAAAGAAAAGGATTGCACGGCGCTGTTTCTGAAATAACATTTAACGGGGAGGCATTATGAACGCAATCTCTAAGTTTTTCGCCTTTTTATATGGCGTCGGCGGTTTGCTTTTTTGCTATTTCATATTTAAATTCGGCACCGACATGATGCACGCCAACGGCATGACTTGGGGCCAGTTTCTTGGCCTGCTCTGGAGCTGGTCAACGGCGTGGAAATAGCCGCAAAAACTTAGCTATTGACATTTAGGCGATTATGGATTAATATTAAAGCAAATGGCAACCCCGCGTAAAAAGAAATCTGAATTAAAAAAGCGCGGCAGGAAAACCAAATATCGTATTTCCACAACCCTTATTGCGCCTGTCATAGACTTAGAGACAATACGCTTTCTCGCTACCAGGGGCTTTACAGATCAGAACTTGGCCGACTATTTCCGCGTAAATCGGCTTACAATTGCGCGCTGGAAAAAGAAGCACCCTGAATTTTGTAACGCCATAAAAGAGGGTGATAGGCTGGCTGACGATCTTGTTGAAGCTTCGCTTTATCAGAGAGCGCGCGGATTCGAGCACCCTTCAGAAGAAATCCATTTTGACCGATGGGGTAGTGTCCACCGGGCAAAGACGGTTAAAAAATATGCTCCTGATACTCTTGCGGGGATTTACTGGCTTAACAATCGCAGAAAATTGCGCTGGCGCGATAATCGCAGTATTGATCTTACCAACGCCGGCGTGAAATTTGAATCCATGACCACGGAGCAGCTCACGGCATATTTATCGGGTTTGTTGTCACAAATAAACGAAGCGGAGAAAAAGTAATGGATGACACAATTTACAAGGGAAGAACTTATCGCGGCGGCAATCGAATTGGAAAAGCGATTGGCTCAGATAAGGCCGATCTCCCGCGATTATCAAATAAAATATTATAACAACCCTTTCCAATGGGTTAAGGATTTTGTTGCCATAAGCCTTCCGCCTTATGGCGAGGATATTTTAAAAATGATCGGCGCTGGAAACAATAAAATGGCGGTATACGGGCCTCACGGCTTGGGCAAATCCGTTATTGCCGCGCTGATTATTTTATGGGCGGGTTCGGTGAGCGCCGATTGCAAAATACCCACCACGGCCAGCGCGTGGCGGCAGCTCGAAGAATTTCTCTGGCCCGAAGTCCACAAGTGGTGCGGACGAGTGAATTGGCAGGCAATTATAGACCAGGGCGGGGCTAAACCGCGTCTATTAAATCTGGAATGTCAGTTTGGGCCGCAATCAAAGGCGTTCGCCGTGGCCTCAGACACCCCGGCGACAATCGAGGGCGCGCACGCCAAGCGCGTGTGTTACATTTTCGATGAATCCAAAACCATAATCTCAGGCACGTGGGAAAGCGCCGAAGGAGCGTTTTCAACGCCCGGCGACCATATCCACATTGCCCTATCAACGCCCGGTGACACATCGGGCGTTTTTTATAACATCTGCAGCCGCGCGCATGGCTACGAAAGTTGGAAGGTGCGCCACGTGTCGTTACGCGAGGCCATCCGGGCCGGACAGATATCAATGGCCTGGGCCAGGGAAAAGAACAAACAGTGGGGCAAAAGCAGCCCGGTATATCAAAACCGTGTGTGGGGCATATTCGCAACCGACGACCCACAATCGGTAATTCCGCTGACTTGGGTAGAGGCGGCCATACAGCGCTGGTATGCCTGGCAGAAAAACGAGCATTCGGCGGTCGAGGGTAATTTGATCGTGGGCGCTGACACTGCCGGTCAGGGCGCGGATATGACAAGTTTTTGCTTTCGGTATAAAAAAGTGTTGCAAAAAATACAGCGGGAATCGAAATCTGAGCCCATGGAACTTGCGGGCGAGCTTAAAATCATTTTGGGAACCAAAGGGTTGCTAAATATCGACACATCATTCGGTGAGGGTGCGGGCACGGCCGGGCGACTTAAAGAGCTTGACGGTTTCCGCCGCCGCGTGAACTGCGTAAACTTCGCCGAGAAATCGGAGCGCCGGGACCGCAGTGGACTCCTTGAATTTGCCAACACCAGGGCAGCATTGTGGTGGTGCATGCGAGAGTTGCTGGATCCGGCCAACGAAGAAAATATCTGTCTGCCCGACGACCCGCTGCTGATCGGCGATCTGACGGCGCCGCGCCGCAAGACCCGCAGCGATGGCAAAATACTGATCGAAAGCAAAGCCGATATTAAAGAGCGTATTGGCCGGTCTACCGACGACGGCGACGCCTGCTGCCTGGCGTTTTTCAGTGACAAATATATTGAGCCTTTGGAAAACAATCACATGCCTTCCGCAAAGGAATGGTTCGGGTCATAAAAAAATAAATATTGCGTAATGCCCCGCTATTTGTTATAATAGCGTTATGTAGTAACGTAACAAAGGAAAATCACCATGCCCAATAAAACCGACGCCACATCCGATGCTCTTGACAGAATCCGGTCCGCCGCAGCAATCAGACAACGCCGATACCGGGAAAATCATAAAATCATACCTCGCAATAACATGAGCGCCGACAGCGCATCCGATCCCAAGCCAATCGGGCATCGCAAGGCTGTAAATGCGGGTGTAGTTTTCCCAAGAGGAAGAATGGCCCCGTTGTTTACAAAAGATAGTTTTTCTATGGATTCGTGGATGAACCTCATTTCTGGAATGGGCGTTCCGGGCCATGACCGCAAACTTGCCACGACGTTCGCGCCCGAAGCCCGCCTGCGTTACCAAGACCTGACCGACATATACCGCAGCGACGGCCTGGGCCGCATAATCTTACACCGCATTGTCGGTGACATGACTCGCGCTTGGTGGACAGTAGAGGGCGATACTGACAAAAAGATCGAGGGTTACCTTAAAAAAATCCACGCCAAGCAGGAAATTAAAAAAGCGATAATGTGGGGCGAACTATACGGCGGCTCGCTGGCTATTATGGTGCTGGATGACGGCGGCAAGTTTGACCAACCCGTGAACCTGGCGCGCCTTAAAGGCGTGTTGCAGCTATTGGTCTTTGACCGTTACCGCATTACGATAAATCCTGCTGACCTTTATCTCGATCCATCAAACGATTCTTACGGGCACCCGCAGGTATACCGCATCACCCCCATTTTCGGTGAGCCGTTTTTTGTCCACGAATCCCGCTGCTTGCGCTTTGAAGGCGATCCGGTGCCGGATGTTACACGGTTCCAGAACCAAGGCTGGGCGGATTCAATTTTTCAATCCTGCTGGGACAGACTGCGGGCCACGGGCGAAACATACAACAATATCGAGCATATCATCAGCGAGTTTGTGCTGGGCACTCTGACAATACACAATCTTATGAACCTGCTTGCCGAGGGAAAAGAAAAAGAGGTGCAGGCGTATCTGACCCAAGTTGACCAGGGCAAACACGTTATAAATTCGGTTCTGCTTGATGAAAATCAGAAATACGAGCGCATCAGTTCGCAGGTATCCGGGCTTAAAGACCTCGTTGATTTAATCCTTGAGAGCCTGGCGGCGCAAAAGGGTTTGCCGATGTGCCTGCTTTTCGGACGCTCGCAGGGCGGGCTTTCGGATGATGAGGCGGCCCAGGTGCGCTTTTGGTACGACCGCGTTTCCGTTTTTCAAGAAGAAAAAATGCTTGACCAGATGGAGCGGCTTGTCAACTACGTCAATATCAGTATGGGCAAGCCCGTGGAAGAAAACAGTCCGATCAAATTCAATCCGCTCTGGCAACCCACGCAAAAAGATATTGTTGACATGCGCAATAAGCAGGCGTTGACAGATCAGATTTATCTTGAGAGCGGCGTTATCGCTGACGCCCAGGGCACCATCGGCCAGAGCCGTTTCGGCAGTCAGGCGTATTCGTTTGAAACCACGTTGAGCGAAAACGAAAGCGATCCCAAATTTAAGACGGCGGCGGAAGAACAGGCCGAGGCAGACCACGCCAACGCCCTGGCACTGGCAGCGGCGAAGGGCGGGGCGGTTCCCAATAAAAATACTCCTGCCGGGAAGCCGGTTAAAACCACGAAAGAAAAAGTCAATGCAGATTCCAGCGACGGTCTTGATGTATCGAATACTGGCTTAAAAACGCTGGTGGATTTAAAGCTGCCGCAATTTTACAACGGCTTTATCAATCTTTCCAATAACGAATTGACCACGCTCGCGGGGCTTCCGCGTATTGTCAATGGCGCCGTTATTGTCAACAAAAACCCGATAGAGGATTTGCTTGGGGCGCCAGAAAAGACGGAAGATTTTCATTGTTGTTCATGCGCGGAAATGACCAGCTTAACGGGCGGGCCGAAAGAATGCACGGACTTTCACTGCCATAATTCCGGCATAACCAATTTTATCGGTTGCCCAAAAGTAAAAAAAGACTTACACGCCTATATGTGCAAGGTGTCAAGCATGCAGGGCCTGCCGGACGAAATTCCGGGCGACCTGCTTTTAAACGGGAACCAGTTGACAACGCTGGATTATCTGCCTAAGAAGGTCGGACGCAATCTGGATTTAAGCGGCAACCCAGTACAGTTTAAAGAGGCGGATGTAAGGGCGCGGTGCCAGGTAGGTGGGGAGTTAAAATTATAATGACCCGCCCTCGTATAATATTTTCGGATTTTGACGGCAGTATCGCCTATACCGAGGTTGACCAAATTCCGCGCCGACTATTGCCCCATGCCGTCGAAGTATTGGCATGGATACGCGAACAGGGAAATTATCTTGTGCTTTGGACGTGCCGCACGGGAACGCGCTTGGCCGTAGCACTGCGCTTTTTGCATGAGCAGGGGATTGTCTTTGACGCGATAAACGAAAACTGGCCCGGCGCTTTCCCAACATCGCGTAAGGCGTTTGCAGATTTTTATATTGACGACCATAGTTTTCCTATCGACTGGCTGAAAATCAAGGCCCATATTGCCGCCATGCCCGCGCCGGAAGATTTCACGCCCGCATTAAACCAGGACGCGCTGCCGCCGCTAATCAAGCACCGACTTGCCGTACATGCAAACCGGCTAAAGCGCAAGCCCGGCAAGGCCCCGCGCTGGATGTACCCGTTGACGGTGGAAGTTTATTACCGCAAGATTTTGCTTGCCTTTATCGCCAAGCTGCAGGCCGAGGTGGAAACAAAAATACTGCCAAAAGTCAAGGGCATGCTGGCCGAGGTGGGGGCGTTGAAACAGGACGCATGGTCTGCCGATCTTGACACGCTCATGGGCGACTTTCAGGATTCATTCGATTCCATTTTCCCACAGCCTAAAATGCTCGAAGCCCTGGAATCCGTGACATATAAAACCAATACTTTCAACGCCGCGCAATGGTATAAAATCTGCAATGCCGCCATAGGCATTCAGCTTTACGGCAAGGAGCCGCTATTGACCGGGCGCATGGAAGCCTTTTTGCATGACAATGTGACGCTGATTAATGACGTGGAGGCCCAAGTTTATAAGGACGTGCGCCTTACGGTTTCCCAAGGCGTGCGCAATGGCGACAGGTACAACACAATTGCAAACGATATTCTCGCCGATACCGATTTGACGCGGGGGGTTTTTGGCAAGGTCAAAACGCGCGCCCGCCTTATTGCCCGCGACCAGGTAAATAAATTAAACGGCGATATCGCGCAGTACCGGCAACAGGGCGTGGGGGTTGATGAATATTGGTGGCGCGGCGTGGGCGACGAACGCGAACGCGACAGCCACGTAGAAATGAACGACAGCCTTTGCAAATGGAGCGACGGAAATGTATACTCTTTAGATGGGGGCCAGACCTGGATTGCGCGTCCTGCGGAAATGCGCGGATTGATTCCCGGACAAGACTACAATTGCCGGTGCTGGGCCGAACCGAACATGGAAAGTCTTTTGATGGAGGAAGCCGCATAGCGCGGCATTTATTCACTTTTTCAGCGGAGGAGTTCTTATGTTTCATTCAGCTTTCAGCCTGGTTCTGGTAGGTGTCCTTATTGGCCTTGTTGTCGCGGCGCTCACGGCGGTTCTGGTTATGTTGACGCACGGCGCGTATGTCAAGAAGGTCGAAACCATGCTGAACAAGTTTACCCAGGCGGCGTATGAAGATGTGGCCGCACACAAGCAGGCCGTGGTTGACGCAATTACCGGTAATAGCAAACAACTTACACAACTCTTGGTCGATACGAAAAAAGACGTTGAAGTTTTAAAGACCCGCGTGGGCGGCGCGTTCTCGGTGCCGAAAGCCGCCGAAGTCTCGGCCCCGAACAACATTTTGACCATGCCGTCAACGTCAAAGGCAATGCCCGCAACGCCCAAGCACGAGGCATAATGCTATGACTACAATGCCCAACCCTATTCCGCTTTCCCCAAGTAATTCCGAGGCATATCGGCAGCGCCTGCGCCTGCAAGCCAATAACATTTTAGGCGGCAAGGATTCCATCACGCTGTCAAAATATGAACTCATAGAAAAAATCTGTAAGCTGGGAGACATTGCCAGCCAATTCAGGCAGGCGGCAATATCGTTTGAAGTTCAGCTTTACATGGTTGACCCGAATAATAAAACCTTCGCCGGCTACCCACAGGAAAAACTTGACGCAATGCAAGCGACTATTGTACGCTGGAAAACCGAAATTGCAGAAGCAGAAAAGAAAGCGGAGAATTTAATAACCTCTCAATAAAGGAGTTGTTTTATGGGCGATCAAGTTAATCCGAATGTCAACCGAGAAATTGATTCGAGTGGGCTGGCAGAAGTCAACGTTCTCGGCAAACTCGAAAACGTCGGCGACGCGACAAATGATTGCGATGCCGTAAACCTGCGTACTATGCATGCCAATACGTTTCGGATAGATTCCACAAGCGGAATCCGACGTATTGGCGTAAAGGCAAACGTTGCTGGCAGCGGAATCGCAATGACCGCGACAAGAGAGCGGATTGGCGCTATTTATGCTGATGATGGCGGCGTACAGATTGCCACGGGAAATTCGGTGTGTGCCTTTGAGGGCCGTACTGTTATCGGATTTTCCCACGGCAACGTCGATATGTCAATCGGCGGCGTGCAAGGGCATGTCAAGGTCGCCAGCGGCATTACTTCGCCGGGCAATGGCTGTCAATATGGTCTATGGGGATATTTTGAAACCATCGGCACGGCGGTCACGGGCGGAGGAATTTGTTGTGGCGTTATGGCCATGATTGATGTCATTTCTACGGCGTATGTCACCGCAGGGGCCGTCGCCTCGGGTTTATACATCAAATCCGGCGACGTTTCGGGTGGCCGCAACAGCACCGGAAAAGTGGTTTGTATTCGGGCCGACGCCCCGGGCGCTGGGAACTGGGATGCCTTCTTGTATTTGCAGTCTTCGAACGGTCTGGCGGTTGCGAATACATCGAAAGTCGCAACGGGCGGGGATGCCTGTATCGGAGTAATTTATGTTAATTTTAATGGGACGCTCGGCTATGTTCCTATTCTGTCTGTAGTGCCGCACGTCTAAACAACCTGGGGCGCAGCGGAGCGCCCCTTCACTTTTTTTTAAGCGGAGGAAATTAAAATGGTTTACAAACTGAGTGTAATTGAACGTTTGATTTTGCTTGACCTTGTTCCTGACAATGGCGATTTTTTGACCTTGAAAATTGTCCGAAACCTAAAGGGCGATCTTTCATTTTCTGAGACAGAAATGAATGACCTGTCAATGAAACAGACTGGAGAACGTGTTATTTGGAATACCAAAATTCCTCTTGAAAAAGAAATAGAAATGGGGCCGAAGATGGTTTCCATTATCATTGATAAACTGGACGAACTCGAAAAGGGGAAAAAACTATCTCTTGACCAATTGCCGCTTTATGAAAGGTTTGTGTTACCGGAAAAAAACAAAACACCCGAAAAGGCATAACACATGCGCCCTGCAGATGTTGCACTTGTCGTGGATGATGCGGTTGTGCGGGCGCTTGTCGTGCCGCGGTACACGGGCAGGCTTTCGATCCACGTAGAAATGATATGTCTGCAGGGGGGCGTGCGGGAATGCGGGATTGACGTAAAAAAAACCGTGACCAATGAAGAGGTTGAAAAGTTGCGGGAAATAAATAATTCACAAAGTCCTTGACTTTTATCTTTTTTGTTGGTACATTTAATTTAATTAAAGCGATGACTGCGTTTCCTCCTTTTGGGGATTGAAACAAAGCCCTTCGATGTTCGGCCGACATTGCGAGGGCTTTTTTCATGCTCAAGACTTATTACGATAGAAGTTCGATCGGTTCCGTTACAACCACGCCCGAAGGCTATCTTAGATTCGATGCCATTGCCTCGCGCTCCGGCATTTTTATTTATTACAACGCCGACGGCAGCACGCGCCGGGTATATCGGGCGCCCGCCGAAGTTTTTAAAGCCGATTCAATGGCCAGTTTTGCACTCAAGCCCATTGTCAACAACCACGAAATGGGCGTTACGCCGAAAATAACCGCCGACAATGTAAAACAATTCCAAATCGGCGCCATAGGCGAAAATGTCCGGCAAGACGGCAATTACCTTAAATTGACCGGCACCATCATGGACAAGGCGGGCGTTCAGGCGGTCAAGGATGGCCGGCGCGGGCTTTCCCTGGCCTATGATTCCGAAGACATTGATGAACCCGGAATTACCGCCGATGGCCTGAAATACGACTACCGACAGACCAATATACGAGGCAACCACCTGGCAATCGTTGATCAAGGCCGGGCCGGTGATTGCGCGCGGCTTAACATGGACACCGCGGACATTATGGAAAATCCACTGGCATTGAATTTAACCACCAACCTTTCTCAAGGAGAACGGAAAATGAAATACAATCTCGACGGCGTGGAAGTTGAAGCCCCGGAAAGTATCGTAAACGCGCTGGTCAAGGCCCGCACGGATTGCGCAACTGCAACAACGGCGCTGACCACCGCCAATGCGGACAGCGCACAAAACAAAACCAAACTTGACACCGTGACCGCCGAACGCGACGCGGCCAAGGCCGAACTCACCAAAATCAAGGCCGTGGATACCGAAAAGCTGGTGCAGGACGGCATTGCCGCTCGTATCGCCCTGGTGGAATCCGCGTCCCTGATTTGCGACGCTGCTGACCTCAAGGGCAAAACCGATGCCGAGATTAAAGGCCTGGTCATTGCCAAGGTTTTCCCCGAACTGAAAATGGACGGCAAAAGCGCCGAGTACGTTTCGGCCATGTTTGATGCCGCGCTTACCGCCGGCGACACCAAGCAGCGCAAAGAGGCAATCGCATCCCAGCGCAAAGCCGCCGTGAATACGAATCAGGACAGTGATCCGAACGCCGAGAAGAAAGAAGCCAATCCGGTGCAGGACGCCTGGAAAGCGCCATGCTCCATGTCGGTCAAAAAGTAAGCAAAAAAACGTAACCTAAAACCAACTTTAAGGAGTTGAAAATATGACAGCATCCAAGCAGTTTCTCGCCCAGCTTGCGACCTTTACGGTTTCGAGCGCCAGCGCAACGGTCGGCGCGGTTTACACCAGCGGCGGCTATACCTTTACTGTTTTATCAACCATTGCGTCTAAAACCACGCTGATAACAACGGCCAGCGGGATCCCGGCGCCCGGCACGCTTACCAAAGTTACCGGCACCGGAGACAGCACGATCACTTTCAGCGCCGTCACGGTTGCCAATGCGTACGCCGATGCGCTGAACACTTCGGGTTTTGAGGGCCAGACCGATTACAGCGAATACGCCAAAATCGGTATCGTTGGTATGCCCTACGACATTGCCGAAGTCGTGGACAATGTAAGCCCCGTGGCTTATGAAACCATCGGCCTTGGCCTGGGCATTGTACGCATGCCGTCGTACACGACTCCCGGCCAGCTTGTTGCCCGTCTGCCGCGCGCGAACTTCACCAAGATCATCTTGAGCGCCGATTTGGTCAGCGGCGACGTAGTAAACCTTACCATCAACGGAGTGGCGATAGCGGCCGTAACCGCCGGCGGAACTCCGGCGACGGATATCCTGGCTCTCGCCACGGCGATTGAGGCTCATGCCGATATCGACGAAGCGGACGTTGATAGAACGGATACGTCAAACCGCACCATCCTAATCTACTCCAAGGACGGCAAAGACTGCATTTTGGCTGGCTGGGCAGTAACAGTGCATAGCACTACATTGTCGATCACCAACACGCTGTCTACGACCGATCTTATCCTTGGTCTGTCGATGCAGACTCAGGGCAAAGAGCAGCAATTGGGTTCCCTGATTCTGAATTACGTCGCGGGCAATGCGGTCAACTGCCGGCGTGTAGGCCGCCTCTGGGTTTTTGCCGAAGTCGCGGTTGCGGCGAACGATCCCGTATACGTGCGTCTGCAGGACGGCACAACCACAATCGGCGGCGTGGCCTACGCCACGGTGCGCGGCGGCCTGCGCAACGACAGCGACAGCGGCACCTGCGTGCTGGTCCCGAACTGGTTTTTTTGGCAGGGATGCACGGACACCAATAACGGACTCGCAGTAGTTCAGACTCGATAACGTTTCACGTGGAACAACAATAAAACCTTTTGAAAGGATCACAATATGTTTAACCTGGATTACAAGCCGAGGGCCGCCGGCGAGCAGTTCAAAATTTCCGGCAGCTTCGCAAGTCTTGACACAATGTTCAAAATGGACACGGCACCGGGAACAGTTTATAGCCGCTTCGCGCAGGACGCCGAGGGCTATAATATGTTTTTTACCCGCCAGCTTGAATGCATCATGTCGCAGATTTTCTGGAAAAAATATCCGGAATACAAAGCGACGCGCCTTATTCCGGTGTCCAGCGAGGCTGGCCCCGGCGCAACCACGATCACCTATCGCATGTACGACCGCGCTGGCAGTTTTGCGCTGATTTCCAATTACGCCAACGACCTGCCGCGCACCTCGGTCAAGGCCAGCGAAGTCCGGCGTCCGATCCACGCTTTCGGCGGTTCTTATGGCTACAACCTGGACGAAATCCGGGCCGCGAAATTTGCCAACGTACCGCTGGAAATGATGGAAGCCGAAGCCACGCGCATGGACTACGAGCAGACCATTAACAAAATCGGGTTCCTTGCCCGCGCCAACGACCCGACGTATGGCGGGCTTATCGGATTGGTTTACCAACCGAATGCGCTCATCAGCCGGCCGACATACGGACTCTGGACTACCACGAACGCCGGGAACGCGGCATATATGTATGCCGATCTCGTTAATGCCGTCGCGCTACAGGGCACGGTAACGAACACGGTTGAAATGCCGGACACCCTGCTTCTGCCGTTTGCCGAGTACGTGGCGATCACGACCACGCCGTTTACGCTGCCGGGCAGCAACAGCAGCACGGTTGCCGGTTTCACCACGGTCGCCGATTATTTCCTTGCCCATAATCCCTCGGTGCGCGAAATCGAATGGGTGATCGACCTGAACAACGTTACCCCGCGCCCGTCAACGCCTACGGATATGACGACCAGCACGAACGTTGCTGTGTTTTACAAACGCTCGCCGGACAAACTGAAACTCCATATCCCGCAGCCGTTTGAACAGTTGCCGCCACAGGAGAAAAATCTGGAATGGCTGATTCCGTGTCATGCCAAAGTCGGCGGCGTTATCAGTCAGTATCCGCTGTCGATTCAGATAATGGAACTTTCGGTTCCTTCGACCTAAACAAAGGATTGTCCAGTAATTGCCCCGGAGTACGCCTGTATTCCGGGGATTTTTAAAACCACACATAAACGAATCGCGGAGGTTCAATTATGATTCTCAACAACAAGTCAACCAATCCCATAGGCTACACAATTTCCACCGCAGGCGATCCTCAGCGGGCAAAGGCAAAGGAAAACGCGGCCAAGGGAGTTTTCGACCCCAGCGTTTTGCCGCCGCCCCATCACATTGCCGTATTCTGCGGCGTGACCGGTAACCATCCCAAAGAACTGCTCAACAGCGCGGCGTTCATCGAGGACTGCCAGCGCGAAAGTCCGAACGAGGGGATTGAAATCATTGACCGTGAATCCAAGATTGACCCCACGCGGGCCGCCATGAATGTCAGCGATGCGGTGAAGCTCCCGGATTTCGATGTCGTTGAATACTGCACGAAAATTCCCGCAGGCTTGCAGGAAAAGGAAATCAAGGCTTTGGAGAAAAAACAGCTCCATTGCATTGAAAATATTTTCAAGGTAAAAACCTTGGAAGAAATCGAAAAGCAGGAAAAGCGCTCGAATATCATCCAGGCCATTGAGCGCCAGTTTAAGACCATCGAAACCAGCATCCGCAAGGACGCCAGGGGCTAAGTAAATGTCCACTGTCGCTGAATTAATCGCCGCAATTGCGCCCGCGTATGTCAGTGATACGCGCATTACGGCGTTTACTGCCGTGGCCACGCAGTTGACAAGCCGGCAGCGCTTTGGAGTCAATTATAATTATGCCATCGCATTGCGCGTGTGTCACATGCTCGCCCGCAATCCTACGACGCAGGCCGGACAGCCCGGTGCGGTAACAACGGCTCAAGAGGGCGGCGTGCATCAGCAATATTCCATTCCGCCGAAATTGCAGACCAAGTACGGGGATTTGTGCAGCACACCCTACGGCATGGAACTGGCGCAACTTATTGAGGGCAACGTTTTTGCGCCGTTTGTTGCCGGCGGGCCAATGCTCAACCCTAGCGGCCGGGGGCGATAATGGGCGTCACACATTCCACTATAGTCAAAACCGACAATTACGCCCGCGTAATGGCGACGGCAAAAGACCTAAATGGTGGTTTTGTTAAAGTAGGTTTCCCCGAAAAAGCCGAACCCGCGGGATGGCTGCACGCTCTAAAGACCGGCGCGAAACCCTATGAAAACATGAGTGAAGTCGCGCGCATTGCTGCCTGGAATGAATTTGGGGTGCCGAAAAAAGGGGCGGCGGAGTCTGGGGCAAAGCGCGGATTCATGTCCTTCTGGAGAATTCCGCCCCGTCCATTTTTCCGGCCGGCCTGGGACAATAATCTTGAAGCCCTGAAGTCGCTTTGCGTAAAAGTGGAAAGCAAGTGTCTGCGCGGTGCGATGGTAAAATCATCTTTCGGCGGCACATCACAATTTACGCCGGACATGGCGTTTGAGGCTTTGGGCCTGTGGATGCAGGCGAAAATCAGGGCTGCGATCATGGCTGTTACCACGCCGGTCAATGCGCCGATAACCATTGAACGCAAAGGATCGAGCAAGCCGCTTGTCGATACCGGCCAAATGCTCAATTCTGTTAATTTTGTCCGCGGCGGTAAATAATGTTAACGGTTTTGCCGCACGGAACCTTCGCAACGCGCACGCCAGGGCCGACAATTAATGATCGGGGCACAATAAAGCCCGGCGCGATTGTTACGGGAACCGTAAAAGGCACTTTAAGCGTTGCGTCACCGAACGATATTGCACTGCTCGAAGAGGGGAAGCGCACGCAGCAGGCGTATAAACTGATAACCGAAACGTCCTTGCAAACCGCGCAGCCCGGTGGTATCGTACCAGCCTGGATACAGGTTTTAAGCCAGTGGTTTGAAGTCGCGGCGGCCTTACCTTGGCAGAACAACGTAATTTCGCACTATGAATATATCGTGGTAAAAATCGAAAATCCACAGGTATACGAATGACCGAAGAATATTTAAAAGAAACACTTTTTGCCTGGCTGCAAGGCATTATTCCCGGTCTGTGGGTGGGCACCGGCGGCACGCGGCCTGCCAATGTCACGGAGTTTGTGTGGCACATGGAACCGGGCAGCCGTCCATTGACGCCGCTGCTTGAGTGCCGCTTGACAAGTGACACCCGCATAGGCAGAGATTATCCAAGCGCGCCGGACGCCGCGAAAGGAAGTCAGATTTATACCGGTGTGCGGGACATCATGCTTTATTTGAATTACATGGGCGAGGGCGCAATGACTGCTTTAAAAGCAATCCGCAACGCCACCCATGACCGGACAAAAATCACGTATTTGCAGGACCGGGGGATTGCCTTCCGTGAAGCACACCCGATTGTCGATGCCCACGTTTTCCTGGGAACCATGCCGGAGGACAGAGCAATAATGGATATGCGCTTCGGTTTTACCGATAACTGGTCAACGGTTGCAGGCATACCGGGAATAATTGAAACCGTGAACTCGACCGGAAAAATAGATTCGGTTGAAAATATTGTTATGGATGTAACCGCGTCATAATTAACAAGGGAGAATATATGTCGGCAAATCTCAATGAATCTGTCATGATTAACATCACCCCGGCCACTAAATCCGTTGCCGTGGAAAACTTCGGACTTTGTCTGATTGCAGGCGCGAACGTCCAGGGGCCGCTCACGCAGCGCGTGATACCCGTGACCACTCTGGCCGGTGCATTGCCGTATTTAAACGGCGGCGTGAATTCCCCGGAATACGTAAAACTGGCGGGCCTGTTTTCCCAGGTCAATTCTCCGGCGATCGCCAAACTCGGCTGGATGAACCTTGCCGGTTCAACGGTTGTGACCACGGTCATTACCTGTTCGGGCGGCACATGGACGGCCGGCTCGATCACATCCTTGCTGTATGTCAATTTCGCTCTTGCCCCGGTAACGGTTACAACGGCTTGGGTCACGGACGAGGCCGGTACGCTTACAGCTCATGCCGCAGCTATTCAAGCAGCCCTGCGCACGGCAATTGGCGGCGATACCAGCTCAACCGCCACAGAGGGCACGCACACCATTACAATCACGCCGAAAACCGGGAATACTTGCACTGTTGCCACAACGATAGTCGTGGGCGCCGGTAACACCGACACGGTATCCAGCGCGCTTGTCGCAACCGGCGGCACGGCGGAAACCTACACCACGGGCCTCAATGCAATCCAGCTTTATGACGATGACTGGTATCAGCTTTTGATTGGATCTTCGACGAATGCCAACATTGAACTCGCCGAAGCCTGGGTGCTGGCGAATTCCAGCCCTAAACTTTTTGGCTACGCTTCCAGTGACACCAACATCATTGACAAATCTGTGGCGTCGGATTCTACGTCAATAGCCGCACTCATGGCGGCTATACCGAACAACAAGCGCACTGTGGGATTTTATAGCGCAATGGCTGGACGGGATTCCAGCTCGTATCAAAGCTCGGCCGCAGACCCGACCGCAGACATTGCCGCAGAGTTTTTCGGCCTGATTTCCGCAAAGGCGCCGGGATCATGGAATGCCGCATACCAGCAGCCCGCCGGCAGCGTTGTTGCCGATAATCTCACTGAGCTTGAGGGCATGCAGTCGCGCGGATATTATTCCCAAATCAACGGGATCGACGCCTTTACCCCAGCCAAAGAGATAAACACGTTTGAAGATGTTGGCAGTTTTGACATTATCCGCTGGGGCCGCTGCGCCGACGGTTCCTGGGTTGATTTCGTGATTTTCCAGGATTGGCTGGTTGCCGCCCTGAAATCCGCAGCCTACGGCGTACTTGTCAACAATGACAAAGTGCCCTATGATATCGACGGCGAGAGCATGCTGCGCGGCGCCATGACAGTGGTTTTTGAGCAGGCGATTACCGCCAAGGCCGTGACGCCGTTTGCCAAAAATTCGAGCGGTGTGCAAACGGGCGGCTACGCAATCGGCATGCCGGACACCTCCGCGGCGTCGGCAAACGACAAAGCCAACCGGGTGCTCAACAACGTCACGTGGAAATGCTGGTATAGCGGGGCGGTCAACAGTCTTTTAATAACGGGCACCATTTCTTTATAGGTTAAATATGGCTCCATCTTTTTTTGTTTTTTATCATAGACACGGTAGCGCGGCAAATCCGGCGGCGGCAGAGTCCGCAAAGAAAATGCCGCGCTTTAATGCTTGGAGCAACCGGATTATTTTTAGAATTCGGAGTTTTGCGGACTCTGGTAGTAATATAGCAAATAATTTAAATTTTGTCAACCTCTAAAAGGGAGGCTTACTGTGAGATTTCCTATCGTCATCAAGGATAACTCCGGCACCGCGTTAATCACAGCCCCGGACTGTTATCTCACCAAACTGCCGGAAATAGAATTCGGCAAAGACGTGGGCACACGTATATGGGAATTTACCTGCGGACACTTGATTTATGTCATGGCGGGGAGCCAAAACCTATATAAAACCTACGACCCGCAACTGGTATCCGTTATCGTTGCCACGTTTCCGATTGTCGGCTGGGCGGATGGAACATTCGTCAAGGCCCTGCGTAATGTCGATTCGTTTACGCAGTACGTCGGAACAAAGGGCGAAGAAGCCCGCGCAAGGCAGTGGAATCTTTCAGGCAAAATTACTTTCACACTCATGCAGACCAGCGCGTCAAACGACATGCTGTCTGCGCTTTACGATCAGGACCAGATGCCTTTGCCGGCATAGTTTGGAGTTGACATACACCATTAACTTGCGGGCACACGCCTGCGCGGAGAGTTTAAATGGAACCGAAAACAAAAGAGATCGACGGCAAGAAAGTCAAGGTCGCGCCATTCACCGGCTCGGTCGCTAACAAAATGTTTGTCCAGTTTTCCCAGGTGTTTGACATTGCGCGGGGAAAACTCCTACCCGTGGTTGATCCCGATACGTTTCAGGATTTTTGCGAAAAGATGCTGCAGGGCACGGCGGTTGACGGTCTGAATATTACGGCAAAAAACGAAAGCGGCATGCCGAACTTTGACGTGATCTTTGCGGGCAAAATCGACTTTCTTTACGATGTGCTTACCTGGGCCGGGGAGGTGAACTTCGGGAAGGGTTTTTTAGACAGCAGCGCACGTACTGGAACTATCGCGGCGGAGTAACCGCCGAAATATCAAAGGCGAATGCAGAACGCCGGCGCTTACTTAAATACGCGGATGAGGAACTGCTTGACTTTTCGATGCTGGCGAAAATCCCCGAAGCCGGCCTGGCGTCCGGGATTGAAGAAATAGAACGCTCCTGGACATTTGAAATGATGCAAAAGGCGCTGGCGTATATCGAAATGGAAAGCACGATTAATTATCATGTCAACAAGGCTTTAACGGACAAACCATAATGGCAGACGAGGGCATTTTAAGGGAATTGGTCCACAAGATCGGCTTTAATGTCGATCTCACAGGGCTAAAAAAATACGATGATACCGTCAAGGGCGCAAATACCCGCATAGACGGCATGATCGGCAAGGCCGGGGCATTCACAAACGCTCTTGGCGGTTTCGCTAAAAAAATGGTTTTGCCGCTCGAAGTGTTTTCTCTTAACGCAGTGCGCGCTCGTATAAACCAAGAGCGCCTGCAAGCCGCCTGGGGGGGCATGCTGCATTCCATGCCCGTTGGGATTGCATATTTCCAGAAGCTCAACGATGTTGTGGAAAAAACGCAGTTCAACCGCGCTGAAATCCAGGAATACGGTAAGGAACTTTTTAAATTAAAAGTGCCGGTCAACGATATTATCCCGCGCATTAAAATGTTTTCCGATATTGCCGCGGGCACGGGCCAAGAGGCAGGCGCGCTGATGACTGAATGGGCGGAAGCACGCTTAAACCCTATTATGCGCGGGCGCATGTTACAACGCATGATGCTCCAGGGCGCGGTCAGTGACGCCGATTTGCGCAAGGCTGGACTTGACCCGCGCCTGGTACGGCGCGAAGGCGGCATGGGCAGAATCGGCATGGGCACTTTTGACAAAATTTTTAATGCCATGTACGAATCTAACCAGGGAATGGCGGAAAAATTAAGCGACACCATGGGCAAAAACCTTGAAAATATCAAAGACCATTTTTCCGATTTATCAAGCGCATTCGGGGAAATGATCGCCGGCACCTTTCACCTTAACACTGCGTTTAAAATTATCGGGCTCCAATTAAAAATCTGGACGCTGGAATTAAAGATGGCGCCGCAGTGGCTTAAAACGAGTTTAGGTATCGGCGGAGGACTACTTGCCGCTGCCGGACTTGTAAAAAGTTTTACCATTTTATCAAATGTTATCGGCGGACTTTCCGGTGTGGCGGGCGTAAGCGGGACGGTAGCGACGTTTGGTAGCTCTCTGGCCGGTCTTACCGCGGTTTTGTTACCACTTACCGCCGGCGTGCTTGCGGCCTATCTGCTTTTGTCCGGCGCAAAAAACAAAGAGGACAAAATTGATGCCGCCGCCGCGGCCAATGCTACAAAGACCAAAAGGCTACAGTCTTTGCATACGGGAATAATGGAGGCTGAAAAATCCGGCGACACCGCCAAGGTCGAAAGGCTAAAAGGTATGTATGCTAATGTAGCGGGCGGCAAGGTGCTGGAAAATTATAATGCCATGCAAAAATTAAATGCTCCGGTTTCGGCGGAAAGTTACGCAGTGAACAAAAGAATTGGCGGCCCCAGCATTACCATCAACGACTATTCCCACGTCACGCTGCCGCCCGGCACAACCGAACAGCACAAGAAAATATTGACCGACCATAAAACGGCGCTCTTGCAGCACATCGTGACGTCTTTACAGGCGGCAACACCTTAAAATGTACCAAATCGCAAAAGAAAAGGTGGAAATACTGGTGGGCAGAAACCAGCCGAATGCCAATTTGTCGCTGATAACCCTTGACACCTGCCTATCCGAGAACCAGGAATACCGGAACAAAATATCTTCGTATCCGGTTGAAAACGGACTCGATGTTTCTGACCATATTTACCAGGAACCGGACGAGGTAAAAATTGAGGGCGTTGTTACCAATACCCCGGACTTGCCTACGGACAAAAACAACGAAAGCGGTGAATACGTTGCAAGCGCGTTTAACGCTTTGCTTGACATTGTCGGCCGCTTTCCCGCCGGCCGCAATGCGCCGGACGCCCTAAATCAGTATCCTAATCCAATCACGGTTGACATTATCGGCACCCGCAACCGCGTTTATACCGACATGATCTGCGAGAGCCTTTCGATTCCGGCAACAAAGGAAACCGGCGATGCCCTGATATTCACTATCAGCTTTAAAAAGGTGCGTAAGGTTTCCACGAGCATGGGTACGATTACCTATAACGTGGCGGGCGGCAGCGACCAGTATACGAATGAAAATTCTTTAGGGAAAAAACTGACAACGCCATTAACAGACGAACAGAATTTAGCGGCAACGAAAGCCGAATTAAACGCGGCCTTTGCGAAGGCTGGAATCCCGATAGTAGAATGAGCAACGCCGTATCAATACCAATGTCCGCCGACGCGCAATTCAGTGAATCCATTACGCTGGACGGTAACGAATATTTTTTACGGTTTATCTGGAATATTAGGGGCGGATTTTATAGTATGTCGATTAACGATAGCAATAATAATCCGTTAATATCGGGCATAAAACTGACAATGGGTTGTGATTTGCTTTCGCCGTATAATATAACCGGCAGGCCGCCGGGTATACTTTTTTTGTTAGATCAAAATCCAATTACTGCAGTAAATGAACCTGGGAGAAACGATTTTATTTCTGGTAGGAATGTTTTGTTGGTCTATCAACCAATAGGGAATTAAATATGTTTCCATATTTTTCTCGCTTTTATAGAACTTATCGTGGCGCGATTCACCTTATAGTCTTTGGCTATAATTTTATGAAAGCGCCTATCATTTCTAATTTTAATAATATCAGATTCTTTAAGTTTTGCCATTCCATGAAAACTTCCTTTCGCTTTAAAATGTTTATCAAGTCTATTAACGCTCTGGCATTGTCAAGGTAAATATGCCATATTTTTTTGACAGAATCGCGCGGGTTGAAATCGGAACGAAATCTTCCGTCTACGGCCTTGTTGTAAACACACCCCTGCGTATTGCCTTTGAAATAAATAAGAATGCGCTCGATGTTACGAACAGCATGACCCTTACCATAAATAACCTGAAAGATGAAAGCCGAAATCAGATACGGTACATTCCCAAGAAACCGCAGCAGATAAATGTTTTCGCCGGGTATCGTGACCAGGGCGAACCGTCTTTGATTTTTGCCGGGGAAATTACCCGCGTTACGCACGATCTTGCGAAAAACGAAGTAGAGACTAAAATTATTGCAATGGACGGCCATTCCGCCGTTCATGGTTCAAAAATCAGCGTGGCGTTTAAAAAGGGTAAGCCGATTAACACGATTATAAACCACGCAATCGCCGCTATCGGTCTGCCGATAAACTTTGACCCGTCGATATTGCCCGCGACGCCGACAAAGGGAACTTATAGTCATACCGGCAAGGCTTGGACGTGGCTTGTAAAACTGTGCAACGAAAACGATCTGCATTGCTCGATTCAAAACGGTTCAATAAAAATATTTAAATCCGAGGGCGTGGATAACGTCGGGCCTCTGCAATCCGTGATTATCGGCAGCCCGCGCAAGCTCGAAGAAAATCCTTATGCGCCATCGCTGACTGAATTCAGCGGATATGAAATTGAGGCGCGGCTCATGTCCAAAGCAGAGCCTGGGAGTTTGGTTGAATTTACCAGCCGGGACGTGACTAAAAAAACAAGATTGCAAGTAAAAGAGGTCCACCACGAGGGCGACAGCCACGGGGAAAAATGGACAACTACGCTCAAGGGTAAAGAAATCGTATGAATAAAATAAATACCCAAGATGTGGGATACGCAGCGCGCGAGCTTGTAAAGCGCCTGTTTGCCGAAGAAATACACACCTGCCAACCCGGTATGGTGCAGGCATATACTGGCGGTACTTCTCCCACGGCAGACGTTCTGCCACTGCTCCGGGCCGCGCAGCCAGACGGCACACAACAGGCGCTTGCTATGTTGCCTGCCGTGCCCGTGCTTGTGCTGGGTACGGCGACATGCGGAATAAAATTTGATCTTGTTCAGGGTGATATTGGCTTGCTCATTTTTGCCGAAAAGAGTCCGGGGCTGTTTTTGCAGACCGGCCAAGTTGCGGACACGCTTTTAGAGCAAAACTTTTCACAGGGGAACGCCTTTTTTATTCCGCTTTTCGGCAGTCAATTCGGGACGGCGGGAAGCGGGGACATTACAATTTATAATAACGGCACGGGAAAGATAATTTTAGGTGGAGCGTCGGCGCAGACATTGGCAACTGAAAAATTTGTAAAAAATTGGTTTTTAGGCCATGTGCATGCCACGGCCGCAACAGGAACGCCGTCCCCTCCGATGACAGCCGCAGCGGTACCCATGACTGAAGCATTGATTATCGCAGATAACGGACTTACATCGAAAACCGAGGCGCAATAATGGTTGACTTAATGCTTGATCCCATTTCTCACGATCTTGTATATGTCAATGGCGATCATGTGCTTATTTCTGATACGCCAGGACATCCCGATCAAATAATTCAGGCTGTCAAATGCCGCCTGCTTACGATCAAGGGCGAACTATTTTACGATAACACGATAGGCTGTATTGATGTTTCTGTTCTGGCAACAAAGGGCAATGTAAAAAATCTGGTTGACGCAGCAATAAAATCAACGATTGTAAGCACTGCAGGCGTGGTTTCGATTACATCTTATACGTCAACGCTATCAAACAGGGCTTTAACCGTGACATTTACGGCAAACACAATTTACGGAACAACTGGCAGCCAAACCGTGCCGGTAGCACCATAAAGGAAAATATCATGCCTGGCATTGATAACACTTCGGGCTTCGTACCAATGACATTTTCGGATTTGGTTGCCGCCTTTAAAGCGGACTATGTGGGCCTTTATGGTACTCCAAATACTGATCCCACGGCAGTAATTGGACAAAATATTGTGGTCCCCGCGAATATGGCAGCGCAGTTGTGGAGCGGCCTGCAACTCGTTTATAATTCGGAATTCCCAAATCTTACCGACGCGGGTAGTATGCCCAATGTTATGGCCCTTGTCGGTCTTACCATGAAAACCGCGACGGCCACGGTTTTGGCTGTTTCCTGCACGTTTACCGGGGCCGGAAGCGTGCCGCAGGGCGCGAAAATAACCGACGCGGCCGGCAACCAGTATGCCGCGGTGTCCGCGATTGTGGCGCCGGGCGCAGGGGCGTATACCGGCTCATTTGCCTGCACCGTGGCCGGTCCGGTGCCTTATGCCGGTACGCTCGTTATAACCGATGGACAGACCAATTGGAGCGCGGTTACGTGGGTATCTACGGCATTGGGCGCTGTGGCTGAAACTTTGGCCCAGGCCCGCATACGGCGGCAGCAGAGCCTGCAAATAGCAGGGAGCGGCACAATCCAGTCCATTACGGCCGCCGTTTTAAATCTGCCCGTAATCGCGGGCGTACAGCAGATAACCTCGTGCTCGGTGATCGAAAACCTGGGGCCGACCGTGGATGCCAACGGCACGCCGGCGTATACCATGCGCGTGATTGTCCAGGGCGCGGATCCCGGAACCGGACTTTTGGCCACAACCGAGGCGGTTGCCGTTGCCAACGCGATCTGGTCAAAGCGTGCGGGCGCTACGCCCCTGGATGGCGCGGCGTGGGTTGATATAACAGATTCAACCGGGGCCACACAGACCGTATATTTTTCATACGTTACAGCAGTTCATCCGGCTGTCGTTTTGGACTATTCTCTTTTCGGCCCGATACCGCCGCCAGCAGATGTTACCGGGGCTTTGACTACGGCGATTGATTCCGTTTTTAACGCACAGGCAATCGGCGAAAATGTTTTATACAATCGAATGCTCGGCGCGTGCGCTCTTATTCCGGGGATTAAAATTAACACTTTAACAATTGACGGCAACGCAACCGATTATACGGTTACGGCCTTGCAAATAGCCGCGACCGGCGGAACCATAACGATAACGGTAAGCTAATTATGACCATGGGCGCACAGACAAATTTAAGTAAGGAAATCGGCTTTTTTGCCGATCAAATGCAGGCGCTTGAAAACGCCGCGCAGGATGTTTATAGTCTGCGATCCGTGGCCGCAGCGACCGGCAAAACGCTTGACAATGTGGGTTTGCAGGTTGGCGCTTCCCGGCCCGCCGGAATGGGGGATGCCGATTTTCGTGATATGATTTATGGCACTATCGCCATGAACGTGGCTGGCGGCACGCCGGAACAGCTTATAGCGGCATTGCGAATTTTGATAGGCGACTTCGGCATGACCGTGCCGATTAAATATTGGGAAGGCTATCCTTACTATATTTTTATGGAGTTTGATTTAAATGAAACTCCGCCGGATAATCTTTTTACGTACATGCAGAACCTTTGCGCGGCGGTAAGAAAACTAAATTTATTTCAGGGCGATGCGACGCTACCTTTCAGGTTCGATTCAGACGCGGCCGGTCTTGACAATGGATTACTTGAAGCCAACTTATTATAAAGGAAAAACATTATGACCGTACAGCCCGGACAGATACCGCCCCGCCTATCAAATGGCGATACCCTTAATCCATCTCTGATTGCCTCGGTTGCCAATACCGGCTTTGAGCCGGCCGCGGCATTACCCGCGACATGGCTGAATGAAATCCAGAACGAAAATAGCCAGTGGATACAGTATTTATTCGGCCAATGGACGCGGGTCGATGGACAGATCGGGGCCTCGGGTTCCGGCTTAAAAATTACCGTGGACAAAAATACAGACAACGCTGGAAATACGGGGTCATTGGCAAACGTGGGAACTGCAGGCTCCAACACATATCAGTATTACGTTATCGGCAATCGCGCACATCTGCAATTAGTTTGCAAATTTGATATCGTGGGAACCATTTACGATATAAAATTTGTAATCGCCGCCGGAGCCCTGCCTTTAAGGGGTCACGTATTAACCGCCGGCTCTTTTCAGTTAATGGTGGGCACTTCTCAAATTAATACGGAAAGCGGCGTTGTAACGTCGCTGGGTTCGGAAAAATGGCTTATTATAGCAAAGCCGAGTTTTGCCGTATGGACGCCCGGAACGGGCCGGTATTGCTATTTGGCTTGTGAATATATGATGGATGTTTCTTAGAATCCCCTGCCTCCGCCAGGGGCGCCGTGGGGCTTCCTCCACGCGGCAAGCCGGGGTTGTAAAACAGCCCCGGTATTTTTAACGAGGGTCGTGGTTTACTTATGACAATAAATTACGTTGATATGGTAGACCAGGGATTGCTTGTACAATTCCGTACACAGTTTGGCCCGGACAACCCTAACCCGCCGCAGATTGTCGCTGGGCCTATTCAAAGCGTCATTACGCCTATTGTCGGTTTTTCCGATCAGGTCATTGATTATTTTGCTATGGTATATCAGAATATCCTTGAGCAATTCAAAGGCGACAACGAAGCCGGCGCGCGGGATGATTACTACTGGCAGAACACGGTTTCGACGGATTCCAGCGTGCCGCAATATCAAGAAATCGTGGAAGCTGTTTCGTCTGATGATTCCATTCAAAATAAATATTAAGGAAATCCCATGACAACGCGCAACCCTAAAAACATACGACAAATATCCGATACCGATACCGCCAATGCCGCCGCTCTTTTAGATGCCCAGATTGCCGTTGAGTCCAACACGGGCAGGCTCGGAATAAAAAACGGCGCGTCTTACGCTTCTACCGCGCTAACGACCGACACGGAAATATTTGATGCCGCGGGCCTGGCGGAAATCGTGCAAGAAAATTTAACCACACATATTAATTTAACGGACACATCGGTGCATGGTGTTGGTGATAATATCGCCGCCGCCATCTCCGCCGCCCTTTCCGGCACCGCCGCCACGCTCGCCATGTTCGGAGCGGACGGGCATAGTGTGGTGGATTCCATCCTCGCGCAGACGGATGCGGACAGCCTTTCCGTCGCTGGGGATTTGACGCTGACCAGTTTTTTGCAGGCTACCACGGCGAAACTAACGGCATTAACAGACACTTATTTCCCGTATCATGTTTCCGATGCTGCTGGTCTTGCCAACTCAATCCTCGCGCAGACGGATGCGGACAGCCTTTCCGTCGCTGGGGATTTGACGCTGACCAGTTTTTTGCAGGCTACCACGGCGAAACTAACGGCATTAACAGACACTTATTTCCCGTATCATGTT